ATCTAGGAATTGCATCTGTAAATGCATCAATACTCCTTGCATACATGGATACTGCCAGAACTATGCAAATAGTTAAAAATATCATAATTACTTTCATTATTCTATTATGATGCATGATTAAATCGATAGTAGCCGGCATATGTCCAATAGGATAATGGATCTTGTGTGCTTGAATTACTTGTTATGTCCGTAAGTGTTATTACAGTTTTCTTTGCTGTAATGGTGGCTGTATGCTGCTCAGTTTCTCCTAAACGAATAACATCCATTGGTATTGAATGAATTCCACGAGTAATTAACGTGTTCATTTGAGCCATTGTCAATATTTCTTCAACACTTCCAATGGCAACTGTATATACCGTACGAGTGCTCGTTTGAAAAGCTGCAACTGCAGCAGATGGAAGGGTTAATACATCGCTAGTAGAGCATACTTTTGCGTATGGCATAGTTCCAGTTGCAATTGCTGGTGTAACACTCCCTATACTTGTCGTGCTACTTTCATGCTTCCATAAACGAGCATTTACCCAGAAATGCAAATTTTCCTTAGGATTCTTTTTACGTGGTATAATACTTGTATTATAATTACATAATACTATAAATTTCTTCTGATAATCAGTAATATTACTAGTAAATAAGGTAGATTCTGATGTGCAACTATGAAAACTACCAGCTTCTGTTAATCCAAGGTGATGTGTTGATATAGAATTCATTGCTGAAGCAATTGTCCTAAAAAAGGAGTTTTGTTGCTTTAGACCAGGAGGTATACGACGTAGGTATAAGACTATAATTACTGGGTCATAATTTTGTAAAAATGCCTTATCATTCAATGCACACATACCCTGACTAATTGAGCCAGTATTTAGAGACCTCTGAACTCCTGCTGCATCTCTATGTATGACTAGCGGTTTACATGGTGCAGTATCTAAATAATCTATATCAAAGACAAATGATCTTGCGCCTAAATTAAGTGCATATTTAATACCATTTGCCATATCAAATACACCATTCGTTACAGAAGTATCTCCTCCAAGATATCCAGCTAGGCGAACCGTTAAAGGTGCCCAGTTTACTAAGGTTATTTTATTATCTGGAACTAAGTCAGATGTATAAGGGGCTGTCTTCTCAACCAGTTTTTTACATACAGACGCAATATTCGGAGAAAGAGTATCATTAGATTCACCTAGAGATATATTTCTAAGACTTAGTAATGTCTTTACTGAATCAGACTCCCCTGTATACATTGATTTATAGGTAATTATTAAATATACAAATATAGTTATAAGTGATGCAAAAAGTTCAAGGGTAAGGATTTTTACAGTTAATTTTTCGTAATAAAAAGCTGCAATATTTGCTATAAGTAAACATGGGATTAATACACTCGCTGTAATTATTGAATCCCGTGCAGACATCCTCTAATCATCTATACGATTTAGAGTTTACCAGAATCAGCACTACGTAAGATAAAACAACCGGGAATCTTCTTTGCCTTTTCTGTCTTTGTTGTCGTATATGTATCAGGCTCTTTATCTGCAATAATTACTGCCCTGGTATCTAGTTTAACTGTATCAGAAATCTTATATCCCCTTGCCTCTAAGGATGCCTCAAGCACCTGATCGCGAAATCCTGAGAATACCACGGTTCCCTTATATGGGACGTTTATTTGTGTAGCTGCTACACTTGGAAGCGGTATAGATACAACAGGGTATGGCAAGAAAGACCACTCGCTCTTACGAAATGTCTCGTATTTTTTCCAGAGTAACTGAAACTCCTTGAGTGCCTCTGGTGACCACCCCTTCGGAGCCATGAGACCAGAAGACCACTTTCTCACATCTGGCTCTAATGCCAGAAGCATCTCAAGGCGAGCCTTACCAATCCCATCTGGCCTCAGGGGACTTGCAATAAAGAGATCGAGCTCAGAAGCCTTTGACCATCCATCACGCTGCACAAGGGCATACAAGTTAGCACCCTTCACTGGACCCAGTAACTTCTTTAAGGCATCCTCGCTCACCTTTCTTAGTAGAGGGACCGTAGTATAGCCAGCATCCACCACTGACTTCATTACTGCCGGGCCAACATTAGGCCAATCTAAATGCTTTACCATCTTCATAAATTGGGAAACCAGGGTCGTAGAATCTGCTGCAATCTGTTTAATATTCACTGCAGTCTCTGGAGCCCCATCCCACTCCCATGTTCCCTCTGGTGGATAGGATACCGATGCAGGAACCTCAACAGAATCAATTAGAGGAATGACATCACCCCCCTTTCTAATGATAACCTGAGCACCTGGACCAATCTTCCAATCGACTATACGACGTGCATTAACACCAGTGACAAAGTTAATTGTAGAGCCACCAAGTTGAACGGGCTCAATCTGAACCCTCGGCACTAGCTTTCCTGTGGCCGATGCATTCCACTCAACCAGGATAACCTTGGTAAGCTTCGTCTCACCATTCGGAGGCTTCCAGGCAATGGCATCCTTCGGATTCCCCTTGAGAACACGAGGCAGGGGCTTATTTAGCCTGATTACAAGACCATCCATGTCATAGTGAGAGTCAGTTCTGCGAATCATGAGAAAACTAGAAAGCTTGGAAGTATCTGATACGTCATTCAAATGAATAGACCAGGGGGTCCAGAGACCCCAGTTTTCTAACCATGCAAACTGCTGTTGCACAGATAACTCTGGAGCCATTCCAATAATTTCGTAGCCTACAAAGCGAACCTTAGAGGCCTCTGAACTTGGCGCCTTCAAATGAAATTGTCCATTCACAATTGACCTCCCCAGCTTCCCCGCGGGAATTAGGTGCCTCGGCATAATAAGTTCTCCGCGAATCCAAATACCCTCTGGAATATTTTTTGGTGAAACATCCTTTGCCATTTCAGTATCCATCAGGGAAATATGATGAAGCCAGGGTGAGACATCAACACCCATATTGTCGTCGCCAGATAAGTAGAGATTCTTTGCAGCAGGATTCCAAAGTCCTGAGATTCCATCCAGTTTCTCAGCCACCATGAAGGTGCTGGCCTTCGGTGCTTTCTTTGTCCACTTTTCTAATTCCTCTGCAATCTTTGCCTTATCCAGAGAGCCAAGATAGAAGGGCATTCTGACAACCTTGGCTGCGCTTACTACATTTGGTGCAGCCCGGACTTGCTTGAGAAAGGGGTGTTGGGGATTTAGCTTAGCAAGCTGCTCTAGAGCAGCATCATATTCATCATCTGTCATTAAGAGTGCTTCACCATTACGATAAGCTTCATTTGCCTTAGTAAGCTTTAGAACAAGCGCGTCCATTCTATGCTTACATTGAATAGGGGTTTAAGTTCAATTTTTATAAGTATATATAGTAAAGCTCATGATAGTCTTTCTGGGAGATTCTATTTTTCAATGGTGGGATTCAGAGCATTTTCAACGTTTTTCAAAATATGAGCCCATAAATTTTGGAGTTGCGGGATATACCACCAGGGACATTCTAAATTTTTTAGAATTAACACAATTGCATGGACTCAAACCAGAAGTAATTATACTCTTAATTGGAACAAACAATTCAGACCATAATTATACTACTAGCGAGACATTTGCAGAAATCAAGGAGATTACAAGAGTCATATTAGAGTTTTCACCGCTCTCTAAAATTCTTCTCGTGGGAATCTTGCCCCGCGGGGATTCAAGGGCTGATAGGGCTCGTGTATTTAATAATGAAGTCAATAAATTACTAAAAGCAGAAATAAAGGAGAAAGAAATCTATTTCATAGATATTGGCTATATATTTTTAAAGGGTGATGGCCAAATTTCAAAGGAAATTATGTATGATGGACTTCATCTAACTAAGAAAGGATATGGTCTACTTTCTGAAGCGATTTCTAGTTTTCTTCTGATTCTTAATCCTTCGACCCCCTCTTCTTGTAACCGCTAAAGCTGCACTAGGTGCCCTAGAGGCCCTAGAAGCCATTGTTAAGGGTCTTACTCTAGTTCTAGTATAATTAGGGAAAAGTTTGTTTAGAATAGGGCTATAATCCGTTCTATCTGTCCTTCCTACTCTGAACGGAGGGGTGATTCGTATTGAATTATCTATTTCACCATCAATAATATGTGGATTATCGTCAAAAAAATATGTATTTTCTTTATAAAACTTTGAACTATATCCTTTATATTCTACATCTAAATACTCCATCATTTTCTGCACATCTTTTAATCCCTTTGTTAAATCACTTTCGAATCCATATGTTTTAGCAGTTCGTTTATTAACACCATTTAACCTTGTTCTATGATTACGCATCATTATTTCATCGAAAAAATATCGTTGTTTTGGCATTTCACGTGCATTCTCATTTTCACTATTTATATTATTTGTCTGATATTTTCCATAATTGCCACAAAGAGAAGAAAGAACTGAATCAACTGCTGCAACATATCTTTCTGATGAATTATTTGTTAATAATAATATTGCATCAACCATACTATACCGTTGTAGACTTGCTTGTTTCAGAATCTTTAAAATTGTAGGATTTAATGCAGCTTCGATTTCTTGTTTTAATCGTTCAAGGACTTCGGGGGTTTGAGGGAAAAAAATAGCACTATTATTATTGTTATTTCTTAAAATTATTTTAGTATCAACAATAGTCTGGTCTAAATCAAAGACCAGAATGATACCCATCTATTCAGAAGCCCATAATTTCATTCATAGAGCATATCGACGGAATTGTCTCGCCTGCTTCTATAGTGCCTGAAGCCGCAATCATTGCCTTAAGCACTGCCGTATAATCCGTCAAATCTGGCTTTCCTGCAATGAATCCCTCATTAACAATTCCATAATGAGGAAGGCACATATCTTCAGGTCCAATAATCTGTATATAATGGTCTGGATAGCCAGCATTCGCTAGGTCATATTTAATCTTGTGACGGTCACAGTCATCAAACATGAAGGTTCTCTCTGCCAAGTTAACCGTAGGCTTATTTATCTTCTTCAGAATATTCTCAACGTCCTCTAGACGTTTCGGAGGATTAAACGAGGGAAAGCCTCGCATGGAATTATCACGCTTCATTACATAATCAAACACACTCTCAGAAAGAATCCCCAGGTGACGGGCAATATAATACTCCACGCAATCAATATAGAATTCAAGGGTATTATTTGTCAGTAGAATAATTGCTGCAACCCTTGGCTTTTGGCTTAGCTCTAGCTCTTGACTTATACGCCTCAGGGTAACCGCCGGCCTCA